GAACCCGAATCCCTTCTTGAATATCTTCCACGCTGCTTCCAAGAACGGCAAAATCTTCTCCTTGAAGAATAGTATTGCGCCCAAGATAACGCCGCCTAAAATGGTTAGAAGCATCGTAAGCCAACCGCCACTTTTTGATTCTGGCTCTTTTTTCTTTTCCTCGCGATGAAAATACTTCTTAAATAGATCATCCCAGAATTTTCTTACAGGGGCACTATAATCTTCTATTATTACACTAGTAGATTTTTTAACTATCTCTCTGGGTTTGTCTTTTTTATCACCAGAACCTTTTTTATCACTAGGGCCTTTAGTGGAAGCAATTAAATTAGACCAGAAATTCTTATCATCGGATGAATCCTTTTTATCGCCTTTATCACCTTTATCACCTTTATCGCTTTTACTGCCAGCGATGATAGCAAGCGCTTGAGTTATAAATGTAGAAGGCTTAATTTTATCGCCCTTATCACCCTTTGCCTGCATTTCTTCGATAAGGTCACTATACTGCTTTATAGAGGCTGCATCCATTAATAATATTTAATGGATGTGAACGAGACTAGGCAGTGAAGAACGTCGGATCCATCTCAATATCTATATATACACCGTCTTTCTTAAAGAATTCGGTCTCTTTACTCTTAACATCATTTATATAGTCTACCACCATATTATACACCTTAGCGGGCAGTGACTCCATAAGCTGATATCGCTGATGCATGTTATAATCATCCAGGTTTGCAGTGAATCCTAGGTTAACACTCTCAACTTTTTCTATATACTTCGCAACTTCAAGTATAAATAGATCGCCAAGAGCTGAAGTTGCGCTGTTCTTTGCTTCAATTCGTTTTATGATTTCCGTATTGTATACACTGTCTTTAGCTAGTGACGGTATCTTGCAATACACATTAAACTCGGGTGTCTTGATGACCCGCGACTTTAAGTCATCACCCATAGGTATCTTATTGCCTGATAAGATGTTAAGATCATACACGGTTGATTCGGTTGTATAATTGCTCGCTAACCCATTACATCTCATCAGTGTAATAATGAAGCTTCTATCTGATACAATATATTCTTTCTTTTCAAGAGAGTTGTCTTGTATGATCTGGTTCAATGCTTCGAGGAAACGGACACCACTGGTGTTTTTCTCGATAGCAGTTTTAATTATATCCTTCTGCTGCTTCGCGGTGAGCGGTTTGAACAACACCTCTTTATTCTCTGATGGAATAAAGATAGATACAATATTGCCATCTGTGATGCTTTTAATCGAATCTAGGATTTTATTGAATTCATTGGTAGCCATATGGGAACATTTATCTGAAATTATTTATAAGTCAACATTCGATTGTGGCATTTTACCCGCATTCTTCTTATTATCGGCTTCGATATAAGATATTAACATATCAACTTCGACCGGTGGTAGATTTTGGATAAATTCAGACGATAACTTCGTATAGTTGCAAATGATTACATTCTTCTGTAGGCACATATAAAGATTAGTCTTGAAACACATCTTTATAAAGTCTAATAAAATATCATACTTAAGACTCAGTACAACGTCATCGAAATGAGGTAATTTAATTTGTTGCAGCTGACCTTCAATGTTTTCAGAATACGCCGTTATCTTGGAAACCACATCTGCAGCTAAGTACTGGAACAAATCACCCTTTTCATCTGAGTTCAAAATTCGTTCTTTTCCATTAGTTGTCGTGGAATATAAAAAGTCTTCTACATCGTACGATGAAATATTGCTAGGTGTTTTTATAGTTACGGATACATCATTATTCAACTTAATTATACAATCAGGGATATTAATATTAGAAATTTTCTGCAGCATTTCGTGTAGGTTTATACTTACTTTTGTATTCTCAAAAGACATTTCAATCTTAGGCCCTACAGAAATAATCCGCATAAACAATAATGCAATTATTCGATCTATGTAGGTCAACGTTGCGGACGTTTTAACATGGGTTTTTAGAATATCATCTAGCGCTGCGCATATGTGTTCGTTTACATCATTTTGTATAAACTTATTCAACTCGTAGTATTCGGCGAAACTGAGTTGACTCACTCGACCCTGTTCCTTTAGCTCAGGTAGGTATATGCTACTGAAGAACTTCATTCATTTACTATTTAGATGTATACAACCTAAATTCACTAAATAATAGCATATGGCAGACGAACCAAAAAAAACTGGGTTTATAGACGGTTTATTAGCTGCCCTCGATGGCTTCGCAATGGACGATAGCGCATTTGAGACGGGTGATGCGCCTGAAATAAATACTCAATTGGACGACGCACCGGATACCGGTGATGATGATGGTACAGTTACGGATGAAAGTATAGATTTGGGTGGTGATGAATCGGATGAAGATGAACCATTCGATGACAGTGTGGACCTAGGTAGTGACGGTGATGATGATTAAAAGAATCCAGCGACATTCAACCCAGGATCACCGCTCTTACGTAGAGCAGAAATGCCCGGTAATTGACCTTTTGATATTCTATTAATTATAGACGTCAGCGGCAAGTACATATTATTCTCTACCGTATAATGAGAGAATGACCATTTAGTCTGGAAGTAGTTTCTGCCTGACACAAATCCCTCGGAATCATACCCAGCTGATTCGTCCGGAACACTAAAGGGAGCACAGTTGTGAAACGTCCATATCTTTCGGGGTATCATCGATACCTTCTGAAATGTTCGAGTATACTGAAGTAGTGTTATATTTGTTTTAACATTCTTAATTTTCTCTTTGGGGTCCTTACTATTGCGAGCCACAAAACCATAGTGAGAGCCTGCTATGACCCACGGCCTAATAAGAAAGTCCACGAATGAAGTATTCGTTTCTAGGAAGTCTATTGTTAATACATCCGGATAGGTACGCCCGTTTGCAATGGGTGCGGGTGTAAATCCGCGGTTATTTTCTATGTTAACTGATTCAACACCGAAGCTATCACCAGGAAAACTGGCGCCCTGGGCAAATAGACAGCCAGTAATTTTCTGTAAAGGGTAAGACTTTAATATTTTTACGGCCTGGTCTATATTAAACGCCTTTTTACTACCACCGATTCGTTCAAGATTTTGCATAACTGCCGTGTTAATGCATTTAGGAAATTCTTCAATAAGTAATATCCACTGTGTGGTTAGTGGAATAGAGGTAAACCAAGACTCCATTTGAGTGAGGAAATAATCACGTGCACTGACAATCGGTATACCTGGAATATTAAATCCGAACAAATTAGATACTTGGGGGGCAAATAGAGGATTCTCACCAGTAGTGATCTTTTTAATATTATCACCGATTGATGAAAATGCGCTTGTGAACGGATCATTCATATGAGTATTTAACAATAAAACCCTACTAGAGTGACCTAGTAGGGTTTTAAGTTTAGGTTAGATGTATGTATTACTTCCTTTTCCAGTAATGATACGAAAGAGTAGCTTCGAAGTCTATAGTAGCGCCCGTGCCGTCAGACATGCTGTATGCGAGAGGACCGCAGGTTACGCAGCTCACCCCGACTAACTGATACTGAGCTATCTTGTTATTCTGGTTATCTAACTGCACCAAATCAATAGTGGATGTCGCTCGCGGCGTGAAGTAGTTACCGGAACTACTGGCGTCATCGAATATATCACGGGTCCACTGTTCAAATTTCTGGCGGATTTTCGACTTAGCATCCGAATAAAACTTGAGCGAATATGCCTCACTACCAGGATATGTTGCAACACCAGGTATGTTAAATTTTAACCCCATGTAAGGAACCGATACGGGAGTTATTGCCCGAGCGGGTAGTGCAGCTGCCCGCGCATATACTAAATCATCCTCATCGAATGAGGCAGATGTTGTTCCGCCAGTCTCAATGCTGAGAATGCGGAAATTGATATCGCGAGCGAAGTCGCGATTGACAGCTACTCTGTAAAAGTCATTGATTAATTGTTTGACGTCAGCCATGTAAATATTTATCGTTAGCAGTCGAATTTCTTCTCAATACCTAAGATGTTTCGAATAAAAAAGGCGCCATATAATATATGGCGCCTTTATGTTAGTTAAATTTAACCTACGATCTCTTGGAAGTTAACACCGGTTCTGGTTGCATAGAAGTTAGCTAATATGAACTCAGCAGTCCTAACTGGCTTGATGTATATGTCTACAATCAGTGTGTTGTCATCAATTACTGACGGCGTGTTGTTTCTCTCGTCGCATATGATCAAGTAATCATAAACACCTTGAGTGTTTTTGGCATTATCAAAGATCGGCGTAAGAGTATTAACTACCTGAGTGCGAGTTAATAGTGTGTTAGGTTCGAATACGAAGAACTTAAGTGTATCTCTCGTAGCCTTCTCTAGTGACAAGAACAACCGGCGAACGTTGACGCGATCAAACGCGCTGGGTTTCTTGAGTAGCGTCTTCTGACCATATATCACGAAACCTTCTGATGGGAAGAACGCTACAGGATTGATTGAATTCTTATACAACTGATCCCGTTGAGTCTGTCTAGGATAGTACGCAATATCAAGCACATCCCGTATGATACCACGCGTGAACCCAGCAGGCGCATACCAGGGCTGGAAGTCATTATCGGTATTACCCATCGCAGCTGCAGCGTAACCAGAGAACGGCACCCACACCTGACGACCTGAAGTTACATCACTTATTTTAACGCAAGTGCCGAACACAGTTGCATAACTGGTGTTATAGCTGCTGTAAAGGTTTTGTAGAGGCGTCAACACATGCTGAGCGAAGTTCTTGTTCGGATCGTCAATCGTCTTAAGTGTGTTGCTCTGCACTAGAATTGGGATCAGCGGATCTGCAATTACTAAACAATCTTTTCTCGCTGGATTCTCTGCGAGGCTGACGAATGTATTGAGAACGGCGCGATAGTTACCGACAACTGTCGGTACTGACTGCAAATTAGTGGAAGATAACCCACCCATGTCAGTGTAGATAAAATCATCAAATACACCGGAGAGCGTTGAGTTTTCCATCGCACAGGAATACACAGTACCTAAACCAGCCTCGATTGCGATATCAAATGGATATATGTCCGAGTTATAGAATCTTTCAAAGATTCTCTGCAGCTTAGCCGGCACGTTGCCTACATGTTTGGTAGACAGGTCAACTGCTTGATACGCACCTACAGGATTTAACCCATCCGATGTGGATACGGCTGAGTTGAGTGAGGTGAAGCATACATCAGCGGAGAACCCAATCACCGTGGTTCTATTAGCAGCATTGGCCGCCGACGTCGCAGAGAGAGTGGTACCGTACAGGTTACCTGTTGTTAGTGCCGGATTGTTTACACGAATTTTGACTAACGGGTTACCGTCGCCACCTGCATAACCGTTACCAACCGAATAACGTGATAAGAAGGGGTTAACCTTCACTGCAATATTGGTGCTTGCATTGCTGATGATATCTTCGATGAAGAACGAAGTAGCAGGACCACCGTTGGAGTTATTGATCAGGCGGTGTGAATCAAAGGAACCAACATAGCTTTCGACTAGTGTCGGGGCAAGTTGTATTACATTGCCGGCGAACACGGACTGGCGAAGCTTAAACACACCAATCATTATAGTGTCATCAAAATCTCTAGTGCCTGAGTTAATTGTAAATGAAGGGATATTCTCCATTATCTGAGACACTGAATCATCAGGACCGCTTGCGACTGAACCCGTTAGGGAGTAGTTCGTCGTGTCGATACGAGCTGTGGGCAATACGAGATAGTTATTAGAACTAACGTAAGCTGCTGATGTATTAAGAGTTAATACCTTTGTGATATTCTCATAGTCGGTCGTATCGTTAATGTTAGTGTTATCAATGATACCAACATAGAGACCCTCAAAAGCCTGGTTTACTGACGTTTGAGACTGGTTAATTATAATAAACGCTGCATTGCCTAATGTACTAATGGCACTAGTCAATGTACCCGATGTGCTATTGGCGAAAGTGAATAGTGTGCCATTTAAAAATTTCGTATAATCGTCTTGATTTAGAGTATAGTGCGCAGGCGCGCCCAATACATATACACCAGAGGATAAGCTATATGTGCACGCGTTGCACATGACGCCGAGGGTGACATATTTAGCGGGATACGCTAGGAGACCCACGTTATCAGATACCGCGCCGCCGGAGCCAGAACCGTAAGGCAGCCGGGTCACGAGGATATCAGCCGGACTTTGGAAGGTGGCTTTTACGGAATTATAGAAATATCTCTCAGCAGCATTGGTGGGAATACCATATATCTGCTCAAATTCGGAGAGGCTTGAGACCCGCACAGCATCCTCAACCGGACCACGCGGGGAAAACCCCGGAATGTATATGGTTGTGGATGCGTTAACTACTGGTCGTAAAGATAAATCTATCTCGCCGATTTGGACACCTGGAGATTCAATTTTGCGTTTATTAGCCATAACTAAAAATATTTAATAGTTATGGCCGACCTTTTTACAAAATTACTATAAACTATTTACTTCTTCGACCAATTTACAGAAAAATTGACCGAAAGAAAACTCAACCGATGTTTCGGCTTCAGTGGCATCCCTATTACTCAGCGTAATGCCGCCTAATTTAACGGGAAATGCATAGGTATACTTAAATTCCACAGTCCGTTTATCATATTCATCGAGAGCAAATATGGATATGTCTGCTGCGTATTTTTTAATTATCTTATCCGAAGTGTATTTGTTCTCACCGCCTATATTGCTAGCGTCATATGAGCTGCTATGATCATCATTTAAAATGTCTAGCCATTTATATATAAACCAATAATTGTTAAATCGATTATCTATAGTAAAATTAACGGTGAGATTGGAGTATGGCTCTCTAACGTGGGTGGATATCTTCATTGACTGGCCACCATATCGTTGAGTTACCGACGGGACGGTAACTTCAGGCACAACCGCACCCCAAACTGAAAAGGTAAATGAATCGGGTAACACGGTGGCATTGGTTCGGTCATACTTCGCCACAATTTCCCTCAAGGTTGCAGGTATCGGTACAACCATAATAAATCTATCCTTACGGAATTTATTTAAAGGTGATTGAATGTGTGGCATATTATCTATTTATTCATGAAGGTCCATCCCTGCTCAGTTAACATGCTCACTTCATCTATATCGTTGTAGCCGCCAGGGTTTATTATTATAGGCAAAGGCGCATCACTACTACCGTCTTTTATGTTTACCATAAATTTCGTCGGGTCTACTACTGATCTTAAGCCATAATCCAACAACTTCAATTTCAGCGGCCGCCGGCTATCATCATGCTCTGTCACTTCAAAGTATCTATCGACCACTTCAGACTCTAATACGATTAAAGCCCACACAAGACTCATTACTCGATCATCATGGACATCAGACCCCGCTGCCGCGGCCCAAGTACCATTGGGGTAACGTATGAAGGTTTTCAACTCCAACAAAGTTTGCTTGTCGTGAATCTTGACAGCATTCATCTCGTTTAGAAAATACCGCATATTCATAACACCTTTATACTTGGTATTGGTGTGAGACAATATACCTAATCTATTATAGACAGACCCCGCAATTTTAGGGCCATATGTAACTAAATTTTCATAGTTATGCGCGGATCTCAATTGATCTACCACCTGGCCGCCACAATTATTTCTTTCTATACAAGCATGCAATGAGCCCCAATGCTGAAATATTTCTAGGCATTTGGATGTAAATTGAACTGGGTTTATAGTTCTATTGTGATATATTGCCACTTGTTCGATATTCCTCAAATCCGTTATATCAAATATCTGGATGACGCTAGCATCTTCACCTACCCCCTCACTAATATCTACACCGGCTACGTATATCCTATCTGTTTTCGGTGTATCCCAAAGCAGATAATGACCATCATCAAAGACGAAAGCGGGTTCGCGTACTTCAGCTTTCAATTTTTCATATAGTGATTCATTAACCGCGCTCTCACCATTTTGTACGAAATGATTTCCGAATTCTTGATCAAAAAACTCCTTACTTCCTAATGATTTGATAGTTTTATTTTTCCAATCATCATCTCGTCCAGGCACTTCCCACCAATCAACCCGCTCATGAACCCAACCGTTTTCATTCTTAGTAGCACCGGAATAAAGATCATGAAATAAATTCCCCGTTCCATTAGGGGTAGATGCAATAAAGATTTTAGATTTTTTGGATGACGAAATAATAGGGTAAACCGATTTCCAGAAATCCATAGCCATACCATTATCGATAAATGCTAGCTCATCTAGAATCAAAACGTTACACGAATCACCACGACCCGCATCACTGCTGGTCGTAGAAATACCAATACTACTACCATTACCCAATGTCATGGATGTTATACCATATTCAACCGTGCCCGGTTTAAGATAGTTGGGTAATTGTTCATAGGCTAACCGGACTCGTTTAAATATATTTTTAGCAGTTGTCTCTTTGTTGGCTACAATTAAGATACGTTGATCTTCAAAGAAACAAGCGATCCACAAAGCGTAAATTGTCATCAAAGTTGTTTTTCCTGACTGGCGACTAGATAACATTATCACAAAACGACTATCGCGGAGTGTGCGTAAAATTCTCTTCTGATAGCCGTGAAGCCCAATCTTCATCTTACCCTTGTCAAGATTTACAATATAGAAGAAATTCTCTGCAAAATAGAGAATATTTTTCCTGCACTTATCTATATCAATCACCCATTCAGGATTTGCCGAATAGTCATAAATCGAGTCAGGAGTCGGAAGTTTGCTATTTCCGAGATAGAATTGGTTTTCTTTAGCAGTCATCGGCGTAAATACTTAAGATGAATAGAACGAGATCATTATTTAATATCGGCAATGTATACGGCAAGATGCTTGGCGAAGTCATAGTCGAAAAGGCTACAAGTAAGCTTCCTGGCGGTACATTTCCACTGGCCAAAGACAAGAAGCTGACAGCGGCTAAAGTCAATAAGAATGCATTTATTAAGAAATCTGGCCCCGCAGATGCCGATGGTGTTCAACCTATAATAGACCCTAAGACGACTAAAAAGGGTAATTTCTATGAACCGGAAAAATATTCAGTAAATTTAGAAAAAAATAAGGCGGACAATATAAATAATTACATGAGCAAAAGCTTTGATGATTTATTTAAACAGGTTATTAACGACCGTGTACGCCTCAACGAAAACGACGACGAATACGAGGAAGTCGCTGACGACATGGGCGGCGAAGCGATGGACGGCGAAGCGACCGCTGACCTTCCTGAAGGCGAAGATGAGTTAACGCCCAGAGAGAAGGTCATGAAGGCGATAGAGATGCTCCAGGGTGTGCTCGACTCTCTCCCAGAGGACGACACCGAGGGTGGCGATATGGGCGAAGAGATGGGCGACATGGGCGAGGGTGACGAGGCTGAGGAGGATATGGGTGAGGAGATGGGTGAAGGCACCGACATCAAAGAGATTAAAGACGAGGCTGGCAAGGGCCTCACTAAGGGTAGCAACAAGGTTGGCGGCGTTGCCACCACGTTAGCTAAGAGCGGTAAGGCCAATTCCAAGTTCACTGATAAGGTAGGAGCCGATGGCGACTTAGGTACGCCATTAGTTAATCAGAAGAAGGCCAGTGAGTTAACGAAGGGTAGCAAGGTTGCAGGTTCTTCGCTGAAGCCCGGTCAGGTTCTTTTCCAGTAACATATAATATATTCATTAAAACCCCTAGTCGATAATTCGACTAGGGGTTTTTTGTTAAATAATTAAGTGATTTCTTTTAAAGAATACTTCACCAAAAAAAGACATATGCATCCTATAGGCAGAGATGTATCATCACATTCTAAGCATCCCGGCCGATTCGTGCCACATATGCACAGAACTAAGATGGAAAATATCAAATTGATGAAGATCAAAAAGGGCACGTCGAGGAGAGAAATCTTAAACAAATCGGATATACGTCAGCTTAAGGCAGTGTACAAGTTCGCCTTAAATGCAAAAAAAGAAGTAAAGCTAGGTAATACTGGCATTACTATAAAATGGCATAAAGGCAATTTCTTCTTGATGAGATAATATGTCTGACTATTTCTACGTGGGTAACCCGACACCTAAGTTTTATCCGTTATCATCTACCGATAATGAGTGTTTCAGATTCACGAATAAAAACAATAATGCGTGTGAAAGGGATACCTATAGTAACTACTGGAGAGAGCAGCTTAACTTGTACGGCCAACAAGTTAGTTATTACGTAAACAATACGACTCTAACCGGAGCCGATATGTTGTATGGTGAGCAACCGGCTCAACAGTATTCATCACCAGTTCAAATAGTGGTGGGTATCAATTTAGCGGAAAATGCAATTTTGATGAGCAAGTACGGGTTAATGAGTGATGATGAAGTCACTGCATTTATTCATATAAGCTCATTTTATGTGAAGATAGGCGGCGGAGCTGAACCTAAATCAGGCGATGTGTTTAGCTTATCAGAATACGGCAATGATAGACCTGGTGGTAGGGGTGCTAATTACTATCAAGTAACGCAGAGACTAGATCAAGACATAGCCCAGATAAATCCTTTAGCCGGTCACTATGTTTGGTTAATAAAAGCTAAGAGATTTGAGTATTCATTCGAACCAGGATTAAGCGGCGAGCAAGTCAATCAGCAGGTGTTCGATGATACAGTCGCAGCTGGTGTATCAGGTGCTACTAAAAACTATACGTATGACGCTGATATAGATACCAGGAACAATGTGTTCAATTACTCTGCTCACCACAATTACGATAGTGTGTACGGTGGGTACTAAGCCTCACTAGATATCTTATTGGAAATGAATGATTTCATTGAAGGATATCGTTCCTTTATATACTTCTGAAGCGCTATCGGTTTAATCCAATCAGTAGATCCATCTAAATCCTGATTAAGCTGTTCTGCTTTCAATACGATGATATTTAAAGCTTCGACTAAACACATCCATTTAGAATATTCTTCTAATGAAAGGCCACTGACATTCTCAGTTTGAAGTTTGTCTTGTAATCGTATCTGTGACATATCCTAAATAGTAATATACTAAATCATTGTTGTTTAGCAAGCAATTTTGCGACTTCATAGAAGATATAAAACTATCTATGATTTTTTCGCAGAAATTGTATCGTATAAATTCTTGATCTCTTATTAGTTGAGAAGGTTCCGCATTTATCCTCACCTTATAGTGAGACAGGAACCCCCTAAGCATAGCATTAATTGCATCTATATCATTAGTGATAGGACGCTTAAGATCTTGCTTGCCTGTATTATACGATGTAGCAACTGATTTATCACTTGATCTGTAAATCAAGTAGTCAAGGTCACTGCATATTTCCGTCATTGATTTCGTTTGATTTATCATTCAGAGTATCAAAAATCTGTTTGCTATTCACGTCGGTAGTTTTCATCACAGTATCAATGGTGATGACGGTGTTGATATTCTTTGAACACCGCTCACATGTATAACTATTATTTGTATTGAGTATTAATGGGATAGTTTGCTTGTGTTTGAGATAACAAGGGCACGTTACAACGCTAGTGACTTTAGATAACTCATGTATCTGCATGAGTTCAAGATTCTTTAATTTCAAGCCAACAAAGATCTCAATACACACTACTATAATATAGTGTATGAATATCTGTATTAGGCTGTATATAGAAAACCATTTAGCGAAGTTAAGGGGCGTGTTATCATACGTTGTAAATGATAACACTGAAGATATTAAGCTGATAATGAGAAACGATAACCCTAACCGTTTGAATTGCATATTACTAATATATACCAATTCTAAAGCTTTTCAAATTCTTTAGCTATAGCTTTCATCTGGCGAATCTCACTGTTCACGATATGAAGCATATTCTTTAATATTTCCTTCTTATTGGGATCATTAGCGAGGTTAGACCCCATCGCGCTTTTAACTTTTTGGCGAATATTATACATATTCACTATAGCAGAGCCTAATGCTTCAGGGGCACCCGATAAAATAGGGTGTATAGGTTTGGACAAATTGACGTTGTTTGGGTCCTGATTTTGGGACTTTAACCCTAAAATATCGCCCACAGTAACGCGCGTAGATGAGGTAGTCGACCCTAGGCTTTGAGCCCATCGATCAGAAGCCAGGGTGGTATCCTCAAATACAACTGCAAACTTTTTCACTTAATTATTTATAACAATTATAGCCAACTATCATAAATATTTTAGATGAAATTCGAGAAGCGCTTTTTATTGCAGTTAGAGCAAGATATATCAGATGCTGACGTCACATCAGCTGACCCGACTGTTATGGCTGGGCGTGAGGGTGATAAAGAAGCCATGGCTGGCACGCTGCAGAAAGGTATATCGCCTGACGATTACGACGTGCCTACACCACCTGCGAACTTATCAGCCGAAACAAAGGCACAGGAAATCTCAGACCTCAAGATGTGGATCTCAGATATAGACAATTTCATCGAGCTTCTAAATTCTCCTACAGCAGGGTCAATTCAAACCAAGTTACATTCGGCTGGTTGTGATACGCTTTTCTCTGATATAGCTAGAAGTGAGAAGAAGAAAATCGCAAGACTTGCAGCTGAGCTGAGTTCCCTTTCAGAGTCCCTCAAGGGTTATCTCATTTCTTCGAATTCTTAATTTGTAACAGCTTTGTCTTAGCTAGTAAGCCTGAGAATGAATTACTGGTTATAAACTCAGGCTCTACCTGGTCGGTTTTTAATTCAATTGTTATGTCGTTAAAGTCCTTATACTTTCGACCATAATCTCCCGGCCATATAAAAACAGTCTCGCCTATCTCAATTAGCTTTTCGGTCTTCTTTAGACTAGGCTCATCTAGCCATTGAGAATCCAGCACCCACACCTTTTTAAATAAAGGTAACTGTTGTATTTGGCTTTGCTGAGTAGTTGTGAACGTACAATAACTGTTTTCTTGTATACCGCCAACTGCTATCCCATTCTTACAGAAGAATGAATTTATAGGACCTTCAAATATAAACAACGTGTCACACGACTCATTAACCGAATCAACCCCATACAGCGTTTTCTCGCCGTTCATTTTCCCTAGGTATTTTGGTTTATTAGAATTGTCGTCTTTATATATAGCGCGACTCTGATAAAAAATGATATCTCCTTTACTGTCATAAAACGGTATGATAAGCCTATTAGAATGAACCTTATCACTCAGCGAAACCCAAAGAGTTTTAGGCCTATTAACCGCCAGATGCAAACGCCGCTTTACAATCAAAATGATGGCATCTCTAACTACTTTATTATGCCTATAATACTCTAGTTGAGTCTTATCAAAAAGATTTATTGAATCAGCTGGGAGCCTGTGTGTTTTTACTTCCTTCTTTATTTTCTCTTGCTCGTAAAAACTAGGTGGTAGAAAGTCGAAGCTTCTTGCTTCGTTTGCAATTTCGCGGAAGGATAAACCGGTTACTTCTATTACCCAATCTACGGCACTACTATACCAACCACAGTTGTGACAACAGACTGCATTTTTCTTGGGTATGAAATAACACCGCTTCTTCTTAAGCCAAGAGGAACCCTCTTTACATATGAAGCAGGAACCCTGATATACCTTTTGGTGTTTGTGGAATTTAACGCCTCCGTTAAATTGAAAAAATTTTTGAGCTATGTATTCCTCAGGTATCACTACTTAGATAATACATCACCTATCAAGTGGGATCAACAGGTTTTGAAAGATCCTTGACGCTTACAATACCTTTGCGGATAAATGTACCAGAGCACGGATCTATATATTCAGCTTCGACGACCTCTGTATTACCGCGAATGTAAGTCTTTAATATCGGTCTCACAGGCTCTCCGCTAATAGGAGACGCAATAATTACTGGTCGGATGAAATCCATACAATTATTTACCCGCTTTCTTATTTTTCTCAAATTGAGAAATGCATGTTCGGTAGACATCAGACGGTAGCTTCTCAACTATGTCAATTATCTTGCTATCTATACCCACCTTGAATTTATCTTTGGGAATCTCTCTGTTGGACATCTTTGGAATGCTTAAAAAACTCAAGTCATCACTACTTTCTTGAATATAAACCAACATTTCACCAGCGTACTTGCCAGTTGTTACAGCGTAACAATAAGCGCGTACTGGGTGTTTAATATCTGAACTCATTACTGCTTGCTGTATTTTTCTAGCAGATATTTGCAGTATTGATTTTGGTTGGATGTGGTAAAATCCATCAACTGCTTCCGACTCATTATCTTACTACGGTATGCACTCTCTTCCGGGACTCCAATCATATTACCTGTACGTGATTGTACTGCCTTTATATACATGGAAGCCTCGAATAATGAATCAAATGTGCCAGTATCAAACCAAGCAACATCGTCTCCTAGCATTTCAATGCTCAGTGAATTTTCCTTTATATACAGGTTGTTGAGATCCGTGATTTCTAATTCACCACGACTAGACGGCTTTAAGCTTTCCACCTTCTGAACCACTGTGTTATCATAGAAATATAAACCAGGGATTGCAACGTCTGAGATCTTATCTGCCGGTTTTTCGATAATCTTGATTACGCTGGAACCCTCAAACAGAGCAACTCCATAATCTTGGGGGTTCTTAACCTTTTTACCAAAGATTAATGCACCTTTTTCTAGCTTGATGTAATTTTTAAGACTCTTCCCCGTAATACCGTGGAATAAATTATCACCTAATACCAACATTACACTCGAACTACCAATGAAGTCTTTACACACCTTAAATGCGTGAGCGATACCCAAGGGTTCATCTTGTATAATGAACGTAAACTTTACAGACATATGGGAAAAGCTTAGCATTCTCTCAAAACTAGACTTATGCTCACTCCTACACACTACGGCGATATCACTTATCCCGCTATCAAGCATTACTGATAGCGGGTAGTAAATCATCGGCTTATCATATATAGGAAGATGTTGTTTGCTCAATGCGCCGGTAATAGGATACAATCTAGTACCACTACCACCCGCAAGTAATATACCTTTAGTTATCATTATATTTTTAATTTAGAAATACACTTCTCGAGAGACGCATTAACATCAGGTAATGCCAAACCTAGGCGCGCAATCTTGGACGCATCCAATACGCAATTCGAACGCTTTGCTTTAACATCCAATTCGTTTTCATTTATAAAAGACCATTCCTGCTTATTTTTTCCTTGATTTTTCAAGATATCAGCGATGACTTTGTTAGAAGACGACCCGGCGTTTACCACATTGTAAACACCGAATTCACTAGCCAGACCACCAGCGATGAATCCCTTGGTGAATTCGCATAAATCCTCTATACATGTCATACTATTTTCACACGAAATCAACTTAGGATATTTTTGTATCTTGCTCAAGATACTTCGTTCACTACCGGAACTACAAAAAGGCATTCTAATTCTGAATATGTTACCATACCCTATCGAATTTAGATTAAGCTCTCCTAAGTGTTTACTTTTTGAATAGAAACTACTTTCATTAGAATACATGCCAAAGTTAGGCACGTCACCCTCAGTGAAATCTTTCTCATACCCATTATATATGCAACCGCTTGATATGTGTATATACGCGATACCTTTTTGTTTGCATATAGCTGCAATCTGTTGAGGCAAAATTGCGTTGAGGAATAAACACTGCGGCTTTACTTCTTCAACTTCACACGCATCTACATTGGGTCTTCCGGTGTAACCAACGCAGTTGATTACAATTGTTTCATCATATGCTTCTGAAAGAAACATATCCAGAAACATTGAGAACTCGCTTGGTTGAGTGTAATCTGTGTTTCTCCTGCTAACTATATGAGTAGTAAATAGTCCTCGCAGAGCTGAATGTAAATATTCGCCAATATACCCTTTGCCGATGATGAGAATTTTTTTCACTTAGTCATCATTATTATCCGGGTCTTGAGTTCCCTTAGTCATCATGTAACTTATAAGTGTAGATAAACTATCTATCTCTTGTTGGCTGTGGGTAAGGGTTATTTTGATGGGGTCACCGTCTGAATTGTACCCTACGAGAATAAAACAATTCAAGAATTCAGATACAGTAGCTCCCAGAGCTTCCATTTCCAGCTTGGATGTGACCTGATTAACCGGCACTTTGCGCTTCTCATCACGCAAAGTGCTCTTTATCAGATCGTCGATTTGCTTCATAAGAAGCGCATCTTCGGGGTTACGATTGGGTGAGTTCTTGCGGGGCTTCTTCATTTAAATTAGTTGGTCGTTGTTTTTCAAACAGACGCTTACCTGGATAATATTCGCGATTAGTGACGCCTTTACTGAGCAGATACTCTATAATAACCTCGATACTATCAGTTACAATAGAGAAATTCTTTGGGATATATCTACCACCGTCATTTATTTCAAAGTTAAATACATCATTTGCATCCCGGTTCTCATAACAGGTAATAAAAACGGATTGACCTCCTGGATTTACTAGGACAGTCCATCGGCGCGGATCGTCTTTAGCGTAAAAGGCAAACATCTTTATGATGATAAACCCATTATCTTTTAAGCGCTTAATAAAATATCCAGCAGTTTTTAGTCTATTCTTAGACATAACCCGGATCGGCTTATAATATTTTTCCATTTCATTCATATTAGTTTACAAGAGCTGAAACAACATAACGGGTAAAAAGGTTATTAATAGATGCATCAAATGTTAATACGTTAAACTGTGATGAATACTTGACATCAAACTTAGGACATTTAGATGAACCTAGTATTCTCACAATTTCAATATTGAGTGGAATTACCTTAGCAAAACCACTTATCGACGTACCACTATTTGAAAAGTCATTAGATATACACGTGCTAAATGAATCTACATTATGCCTCGCCTTATCTGTGACTTCACCATAAACCTTGTTACCAATGATATTAAAATATATCTTATTAAGGTCCGCAAGTAAAGCACTACCCCTCATCAAATTAGCCAAAGCTTCACTGCTTATAGTGAAGCCGTAGTCAAATGATATTTTAGAAATCTTATCCATGCTTATCTTCGGAGACGACAAAATACCGTCCTCAAATAGGTGAAACTTGAATCTCACGATATCGGAGTTGTAATTAATGCTATTAGCATCTACTTCTAGATCGATTTCACCAGATATTGCTCCTAATAATTTCGAGAATTTCTTAAAGTCTGGAATATTAAGACTTACTGTCTTATCTTCATCGTGAAATTTACCGGCATTTGTATACTGACAGTAAACAATGATAGTGTTGTCAGCAGTAGACGTCGTGCAAGATATCTTGTCTCTTTCAATCTTAAGAACACCGTTATCAACGATGCGAGACAGATTAGAAACGAAGTTGTTACAGAATACCTCTTTATTATCTATTTTTAAATTCATTCCAGGATACTAAGATTTTGTTTAAATAACTCACGTTTTTTTTTCTGGAAGCTTGAATCCTTCAATGAATTTCAAAATTTTACCAATATCAGATTCAACTCGACTGAGACGTTCAGCTATATCTTTTGCTACATCATACCTGAAATCAAATTCTATTTGATCATTATTAATAGGCGGCGTTGGTGCAACAGCCGTTGCGCGAGTAACAACGGGCAATGAAGCATCAACCTGATTTATCGACGGAGCACCCGGTAATGATGTCGGTCTATCTAACGGAATATCCCTGAGCAATTTTTGTGCATCTATAGTGGCGCCTTGCAGTGTCGGGTTTCGGGAAATGATACTTTTATCAATTTCTTTAAGCTCGCCCAGTTGTTGACCCAAGAACTGAGCCAACACTAGGCGAGCTTCCTCACCGTGTACATCTCTTATATTAGCATTATCGCTCATATCGACGCTTAGGAATCCAAGCTCTTGAGGAGATTATTGATCTCATCATCTGTGATTGCTTCAGGCGTGCGCGCTGGGCTAGGTTGAGGTGCACGAGTTTCTACGACCATCATAGGTGACGATTCTGTCTTAAGAGTTTGGATTGCCGGTGCAGATGTGACGCCGGTCTCGACGCAATTGTAATGCTGGTCAAGGGTGGCCTTCAATTCCTCATACGGCTTAACCGATATCATGCTCTCGAGGTCAAAGATACCATCATAAAGCTTAGCATGATCGTTGGGGTTCAAGCCTTCAACTTCACGAGGAAGCTTGAACTTAGACGATACATAAGTCGGGTAATCACCCTGCTTCTCACACTTGATAGAGAAGCTGCAACCATTAGAACTGAGATCAAAGATACGCGCGCCCAAGTCATCCGCTTCCTCGTTCATAGCACTTTCAACGATCTTGTTAAGCTGGCGACCATAACGAAGAACCTTAACCTTACCATTGTTGTCTGGATTCACTGGGTCACTGATAACGTAAGCGTTGACCATCCAATTCTCACCACGACGAATGGCCTTGACCTTCTCCTTCTCATCCGGAGTGCCATTGCGGTAAATGCGATAACGCTCTTCAGCGATAGGATCACGCTGATTCCAGGTAGTAGGACTAGTAACTAACACGTTCTGACCGGTCGAGAAGCTCTTCCAAGCGAATGT